TTATTCTAAAAGAACGCACCATCCAAGTACCTTCGGAGAAGACGCTCCCGTCGAAGTATCTAAATTCATTTTCACTATTAATTGTGTTCCATTTGCTGAAGTTATTGCTGTCCAAGTATTAATTGGAACTGCCGTTGTATAATGTGAACCATTATCAATACTAACATCTGCTGTGATATTGTCTGAACCACTTAATGCTTCATACATTAATGGTGTTACATAACATTTAGTCATTCCTGTTGGAACTGTTGTTACTGCTGATTGGACTATTGAATCTGCTAATGTGTGCTTTATAGTCATAGAAGTAATACCATAAAAGGACCCTGTATCAGACCCTGATGCAGAACCGCTTACATAATTTATATATGCGTTATCTACTACTGATGGACTTGTATCAATATCCATAGTCATAGGCCCACCTCCTTTTTCTGCAATTTCTATTCTGTAGCCAGAACTTGCAACTAATGGATATGGAGCTGTTAGTATCAGAGGATTAACCGCACCAGAACTATAATCTTCGCTGTATAAAGTAGTTCCTGCATCATTTTTAATTAAAAGTCTATCCCCCGTAGTCCTTGATTTGGTCACAGAATACAATGAACAATTTTGGTCTACCGATATTCTAATTCCTCTTGGAGCAGAACCGGAATTGGTAGAATCTAGTGCATTAGTTTGTGGTTGAGCTAATGCTGTCCAGTAACCACAGAAATAATATTTATTAGTGGGATCATATGTTCCTGTAGTTGTCCCAGTATCCACTGTATTATTTTGTCCTGTTGAATCCAAGAACTTATCAATCATCTTCTGTGAGCTTACTGCAAGAACTCCTGATGCCGTTGCGGTAACATCATTGATGGCTTTCTCATTAATTAGTTTAAAAACATCACTATAATTATTATTAACCTCACTTGCTTTTGCTTTAGTTCCAGCTGTAAATATTGTTAGTCCCATAATTATCTCCTCGTCAATCTTTTCTTAATATGTAAGCTCAATTCATCAGTGCTTGAATGGCTTTGAGCAGTCATTTTAAATGCTGAGCTCATAAATGTGCTTGTATCAGTATTAAAGCTCGCCATTCCTGTTATGTTGAATCCAACTGCTTCTGTGGAATTTAAATAATAATTTTCATCGCTTTCAAAAGTGGTTTCGTTTATGGTTGGATAACCAGCTTCCATATTCTTATAATAATCCCCAGAGCTTGCGAGCTTGAAGTCATCAATAATAATATCCCCTGCTGAAGTGGTTATTGCCGTTCCTGTGTAAGTTAATTTAACTCCTAAGGAATCACAAGCATTAAGTGTAACTGTTCCAACTTGTGTGCCTGTTGTGGTGTTGAAGGTTATAACATTCCAACCGACTGCTAAGTCTGCTAAGTCATAAACTATTTTGTAATAATTTGTATTATAATCATTTCCATATCTAACTTCTACTGCTGAACTCGTTGCAAGCTTTGCTAGTGCAGTTGCGTCTTTAATGTATATCCACCCCCAAACATCTTTAGAAGTTAGATCCAATGAACTCAAGCTTTGATTATACCAAATTACATTATTTGCTGTCGCTCCTGTTTTGGTTAGGTTTAAAGATCCAACTCCTTCTTTATAAGTGGTTGAATTAACTGTGATTGCTCCATCAGTCCCTGCTGTCCAGTTTGTGGTTACATCACACGCACTTATGACTTCTGTTCCACTTATAGGAATGGGTTGTGTTAAATCATTATCTGCAACTCCTACTATGGCTTGGTTTATACCTACCTTAAATCTTGAAGGCACTGTATAGTCAGGAGTAGCTTTTGTTCCTCTGTTAATCAGTATTTTCATTCCATTATTTGAGAGTGTCATATTTTTTCACATTTAAGTATATGTTATTATAAGCTTTGTAATTGTTACAGTATCTGAGGCAATTACTTTCCAGTTGATTCCATATTTGTTTGTTCCTACAAGATTTATTGTTCCTGTTCTATTTGTTGTGTTTCCTGAGGTTATAACTGTTGTATATGTTATGCTTGAGTTATTATTTTCTCCGATGTAGTAAGTTAATTTGTCAAGTGCAGTTCCTGTTATTTCAAATCTCGCACTTGTATAAGCATTATTACTTGTATTGTTTATGTCCAATGCAAATGCTGATGAAATTGCATTTTGTGTATTTGCAAGTTCTAATTGATTTGTGGTTGTGTTCCAAGTTCCTGTGGTTGAACTTTTAAAATCATTATCTACAAATAATTCAATATACTTCTTATCTGATTGCTCTATCTGTTGGGTTGTGAGTGTTAGTGCATTATCGTCTCCCCAATTAAATCCGAGAGAACCGTCATCTGCTGCCCAATTTCCTTGAACATCATTATCCCAGTATAAAACTCCAGAAGTTATTGTGCCTTTGCTTATGGTTGCATATCTATCTTCTGCAATAATATTATCATAAAAGTCTAGTCTTTCTATTAAGCTTGAATAATCATCTTGTGTTGCTCTTTCGAGTTCTTTGAGCTTTCTATCAACCATAACTAAGTAATCTGTTTCCTCGAGAATATCTGAGGTTACCTTAATAGTATCAAATGAATAAGGATATCCTCTTTTAATTTCTGTAATCTTGAAATAACTATCTATATTATTGTTTGAATCAATTACTCTAACTGATTGTCCAATGTCTAAGTCTAACACATTTGTGATTTTTAGTTCTGTTGAAACTATTGGTGTCTTGTGGTCAGTAAGGTAGGACATTGCATACAATTCTGCATCAGCAACAGTTGTTAATTCACTTTTTTCTAATGTTTTTTCTTTTAAACCATAAGTATTAATTGAATCAATATCACTTACAACTATTGGAGTTGGACGATTAAAAGTGTATTGAACTATTACATAATCACTTGCTCCAGGAGTGTATGTTCCTGTATTCCAAATAACTTGCTTTTTAGTCTTGTCTCCATAATAATCATAAGGAGTCGTGGACTCTGGAACACCAAGTGTTCTTTCTGTAGTTGGTGGTGTGCTTGAATCACATAGAACTCTTATAGTCATTGGTATTTGAGTTAATTGTATAGAGCTTGTTGTGTAACCTGTTGTTGTTCCAATCCTGCCTGTTTCTGTGGTTAGTGCTTCTTGACTTGCACCATCAATTCTTATCTTATTAAATAATAAGCTTGAATCGGTTTTCCATTCAGGAGACTTAACAATATTCACTGCATTTTGTAATACTGATGTATTATTCACAAATCCCTTTGGCTCGAAGTGAACCTTGTCGTCTTCTGGATTATAAAAGAAAATCCAACCAAGTGCATCAGCGAGCTTCTTTAAAACATCATACACGACTTCAGATTTACAAACGAACTTACTTAGTATGTTTGTAGTTCCTGAGCTTTGAACGGAAGTTGCATCTGCTGTTAGTGTGGTTTTATATCCTATTATGAACTTAAATATTTCAGAAATTACTCCAGCTGAAGCATCAACATCTTTATCAAAAGTATAGGTTATTGTTTGCTTTGTGGTTTCATAGAGCTTGTCTATTCCCTCAAACACAATTACACCACCCTGTTGAGTGTAGCTTCTTATTGTGCCTCTGAATATCACATAATCAGTAGAAGTTGTTTCGCCTCTATATACTAATAATTCTGAGCCGATTATATCTTCCTTGCTTATTGTGATTATATCGTTTATGCTCTGTGGACAAATTATATATATAGACTTCATATAATCTGAACCAGACAAGTCTGTTTGATTCCAAGAAACCACATAATTATAAGCAGAGGTATTGCTATCATCTTTAATGGTTGTGCCTTTCAGTATAACTTTAGTTAAAATAGGTTGACCTTGCATTTTTAGAACCCCTGTCCAACAATTAATGTAAGTGTGAATGGAACAATATTAACTTCTCCATTTCTTTCATCGTGCTCGAACATACCCCCAATAACTGTGGTGTTTGCATAGTGTGCTGGGAATGGAGAAACTGCGTTTATTTCTGTATCAGGAGTTACTGAATCATAAGTGCTTGTAAATGTTATGGAGTTTGAGCTTCCACAGAACAATCCTTCAAGCCATTTAACTTGGTCAACCATAGAGGTTACTGTTCCTGTTGATGTTCTCGTGGTTGACGCAGTTTGTATTGTGCCTGTTATGGTTATGGCTTTGGTTGCTCCGTCATAATTATACACATACGATCCCATTGCCCCAGTTCCAGTTATAGGTGTGTTATCTGGGGTTTGCATAGTTGTGGACTTTATGCTTTCTATTTCCCAATCATTGAATGTAAATGTTATGCTTGTTCCATTTATGTTTTTAGTTAAGGATACAACTACTGTCATCTTGCACCACCTCCGCCACCACCATTACCGCCGCCATATCCACCAGTGATTAATGGACTTTGACCTAAATTATTCATTACCCAATCTCTTGTGTTCACATTATTTGAGAGGTTAATCAATAAGCTTGTATTACTGCTATTGCTTGGAGGAGTATAGCTTGGCTTGTCGTTTTTGTATGTTATGCTTCCACTTCTGCTTCTGCCTGTGGGTTGATTCAATCCAGCTGTTATATTATTTAGGTTTGTAACCAGTCTTGCAATAGGTTGCTCAACAGCAGTGGTTAATCCCAATCCAAACTTATTCTCAAGCTCAACTAACTTCTCGGATTGTGTGATTGCAAGATTATCAAGTGCATAGGTTAAGTTTGTGTCCATTGTGTCCTTCCAAGCACTTATTCCTGTATCTATTACTGCACTCGTGTCAGCGATTAGGTTTTTAGCGCTTGCAAGCAACTTATTTGTCAGGTATAATTCATCATTCATAAATTGTGAATTTAACATACTCTCTATTCCTGAAAGCATTGATGACTTAGTTTTTGATCCTATTAACCAGTCTGGAGCAGCACTTATTAATACTTTTGCAAGATTGAGTATTCCTTTTGCAATTATTTTAAGAATGTCCAAGACTGCATCTAAAGCCCCAGTTATAGGCAATAGAAATGCAGTAACAACTACAACTAAAACTCCAAGTAATAATTTAGCCAAGAAACCTATTGCATCAAGCAAAACCTTACCTAGTTCGTTTGAAAGTATAAGTATTAATGGTTTAAATATAGTTCCAATTACAAATCCACCCAAAGCTCCAACTGCACCTGTGTTCCCTGCTGCAGCGGCTTGTGCCATATCTGCTCCTGCTCTGTTGATTAATTTCATAAAGGGTTGGAGCATAATCTTAAAAGCCATAAGAACTGGTCTTAGGAGTATTAAAATTGGTCTTAAAAGTATAATCATAACCTCTGCTATGGGTTGAAGAAATTGTCCAATCATTTTTGCAATTTGCCCAAGAACACTTAAAACTGGCTTGAAAACATAGAGCATATCAGTTAATAGCTTACCCATTATTGCGAGCTTACCTATGACTCCAAGAACTCCTAGTGAACCCTTACCACTAACACCTGCACCAGTGGATTCTCCGCCACCAGTTCCTGCTCCTGAAGCAGATGTCTTGGTAACAATTTCTAAAACAACTTTTTCCGTCATAATACTCTACTCACATAGCTTGCTACTAATGCCATTTCTAAAAAATCCTTAATAGGCAATCTTCTAACTTCTTTAAGAGGCATTTGATAAACCATACAAATCTTCGCCTCACCGATTTTTCGTTGTATGTTCTCATCAGTTACCTTGTAACCCCTATCATACAACAGGCTTAACTTTTTTTTAAGTTATCAAACTCCTCTTCATCGAGATTATTAAAGTCTGCAATTTCTTGAATTATTGTTTGAATTATATTATAATTAATTTTTTGATATTCAATAAATCTTTCCTTTAATGTTTCTGGTGTGCAATAGTCCACAATGTCCGTCTTGAAGAATGGAGCTTTAGATATGCCTAAAATGAATGTGTATTTATTCAATGTTCCAATCTTGGGTTTGACTTGCTTTAATTTTCCTGTTCCGACTATTTCTGTGGATTCGTTTTGGATTAGTTCTCTATCATCATTATTAAGTTCTCTAATAACGACCTTTCCTAAGTCCTTGATTTCTATTTCTTTTGTTCCCATTTTCATTCAACCTCTTGGATTTGTTTCTATCTCTCTTGAGATTTAACTATAAGTTACTGTTAATGTTGCGGGTATGATTTCTATACTCTCGCTTACTGGATTATTAAGTTGTAATGTGAGATTGTATGTTTGAATTGGACTTAATCCAAATAAGAAAGTTAAAGTATCATTGTCTGGTCTGGTTAATACGATTTCCATTGTTGCGCTTACTGTTGGAGTGTCTGCTGCAATTCCTGTTCCACCTAAAGCTGCTGTTAATAACAAATCTGCAACATACTTAGTATCGAGCTTAAGAGAGTATGCTCTTTCTCCTGCTGTGTAGTATTGAGGAACTCTGCTTGTTCCATAATGATATGTAAAGTTGTTAGAAAGGGTTAATTCAAATCCATTTACTACATTTGTGATTGCTGTTGCATTTGGGAGCTCAAAGGTTGATTCTGTGAATGTATAAGGTGCTTTTCCTGTTAAAGCAGTATTGCTTGCAAGAGTAGCTGTGAAATCATATTTTGCAAACTTACAATTAAGACTAGCAGTTACTGGCTCGCCCTCTGCACCCTTGATGGTTGCTTGGTCAACTACACATCCAGCAAGAACTTGGTGTCTGTCTGTTGTTACATTGTCCATTTCTACATTTGTAGTAAATGATAATGGCAAGTCTATTCCTGAATATGTTTTTACTGCTACCGTTCCAAGTGCGTGTGTGAAAAAAGTATGATCGCACATATCAAAGTCCACTGTGAACGAACCCTCAGATTTACCAGCTGTGTATGCGAGTATATCCCTTCCACCACTTGCTGAACCCTTAAAACCCCTTCTGCCTGTTAGATTGTTATTCAGGTTCACGTTTATCTGTGTGTCTAATCCAAAGTGTGTGTCTGGAGTGACTGCTGTTCCAAAAGCACTCTCTGCCTTCCATAAGTTAAAACTCTCTGCTCCTGCTGAAATTGGTCTATTCATTTTAATTCCTCCAAATGTATTTTTTTATGGCAATCCCTACATAATGTAATGCCTATATTTATATTCCATAAGTTAACGCAATCTTTTGCATCGTATATGGAATTAATATTATTTTCGATAATTATATCTGATAATCTATCTAAATGATGTGCTTCTAAATAACATTTATTATTACCACAATGTTGACAAGTAAAGTTATCTCTCTTAAACACTTTATATCTCCAATCCTTATATTCATTCAGATTACGTATTTGTTTGTTTAAAGGTCTAAGAAACTTATCAAAGTATTTTGTATCAATCCCTCGTTTTATACAGCTTTGTTTTATTCTCGTTTCTTCAGATGTAATTTTATTTACTTGGTTGTTTTTGTGTTCATCTTTTAAATAACAATTCCAACTACAATAAACTTTACTTTTACTTACCCTAAACTCTTTCCCGCAAACTTTACACACTCTTTTTTTAGCAGTGCCAAAGTTATGTGGGATTTGCCCTTTTTTAAAAGATGTTTTGTTTGGTTTTATAACCCCTTTTAATCCCTTATTCCAACCACATATATTTATTAGGTTTTTGGGTTTAATTCCTTTTTTAGAATTACTTAATTTTTTAACCCACTCAACATATTTAATTTGGTCTTTTGGAGCAGGCATATTTAATCATATCTCCTTTAGTTTATTTCATAATTGTTCTTTTGCTCGGTGTCCATTCCGAGCTTATAAATTTTATAGTTAGTGAAGTCAATTGGTTCTGCTTGTCTTACATTGATAGGCTTGATATATGCAAAATTATAAAATGAATTTTGTGCATTTATAATTGCAGTTCTGAGTGCATCCATATACCCCTCTGCAATTGTTTGCTTAGAATCGTATATATCAATCATAAATCTAAAGCTTGTTTTATTTACATTTCCAAACCCAGCTGTTTCTGTGGTTAAGCCGTATATATCAAATGCAATTCTTGGAAACGAGCTTATAGTAATATCATCTCTTGGATAGTCTGCGTATATTTTATCCCCTGTTCCATAATCCAAGCTAATAGTAATTGTGTGTCCAAGAACTAATACCTTGCTAACTGTAACGGTTAATATGTTCCCATAAGTAGTTGAGGATGTTGAGTAATTTAAAGTATAATCTGTTCCATAAACTAAAGCAGTTCCATTGTCCTTAACCCATCTCACATTCTTACAATTAGTAACTGATAAGGTAAATGTTTCTGATCCACCAGCGGCTGTGAATGAATCAGTTTTAGTTGTAACCCCTCTGGTTGTAGTGCTTAACACATCAGAATTACGCAGAAAGTTCAAGAACTCTCTCTTTATGCTTAAATAGCTTATATTAGTCATATTCTTTAAATCCCTTGATTTATTCTAATTTTCTTGTCTCGTATTTAGTTCCATCAATTAAGGCACAAACCACACCTTTGTGGCTCAGTCCTTTTGCTAATAATCTTGGAAACTCTTGTATTAATGTTTCTTTAATAAACGGGTGCGGCTTTGTTCCTTTTACTGCAATGCTCTTCTGCAAGGCATAAGCCAAGTTCTCATCTCCTAATTTATCCTTTGCCCATTTCTTTAGGTTTTCTACACTTGTCCAGTGAGGAGCTGTATTATGAACCACCAATCCATTTACCACAAAACTATTATCCTCATCTACACTTAGATTAAAAACTCTTTTAGGTTTATACATTGTTTTTTTTATTTGCTTTATTTTTACATCCTTAAATGTGAAGTTTGCTTTTATTTTGCCTTCATATTCCCAGTTAATTTTATTTTCATATATTGGTTTTAGCAATTTATATATTTCTTGATTTATTAATAATATATTTATTTTTGGGTATTCTTTTTTAAATCTAATAAATTTTGCTTTAAACTTTTCGGTTTCATATCCTTTAACTTCTAAGTATAAATCTAACTCACTTAAATAAAAGTCAGGTGTGTAACTATCTCCTTTATTTAAATTAAATGTTTCTTTTTCATATTCATAATTTATATGTAAATACTTTAATATTCTTCCTATATTTATTTCCCAACTGCTTCTACATCTATGCCCTAAGTCATCTATATAAAAATTACAACCTGAACTATCTATTTTTTTATTAAACATTGGATTAAATTTGCCTTTATTCTTTTTACTCATTTCTGAGCGAATACTTTTACTCAACTCACTTTGGTGTTTGCCACACATTGGATTGTTTTTACCTACCCAATCTTTATGCCTACATTCTACATTGCAATAAAATCTTTTTGAATATTTTAGCCTGCATTTATGTATCTTTACTGCCTTACCACAATAATTACATTTAACTATTATTCTGTCATCTTTTCCTTTATTCCAAGTAATACATCCTTTTTTATTTCCCATTTAATCAACCTCTTGAATAATATCTTTAGTGGTTAATTCTTTTGCTTTTTTCCAAATATATCCATTTTCTGTTTTTACTCTAAATGGGTGTTCTTCTGTAACAGTAACTTTCTTTCCACTTTCTGTAATTATGGTGTATCTGGGTATTTTTCTATTTACAGGGTAAATTGGTTTTTCAATTACTTTCCTCCATTTATTATTATGGGTTAATACTTCATCTCCTACTTTTACATCCTTTAGTTGCTTGTATCCTCTTTTAGTTAATACTCTTGTTCTATGTGTATTTCCAAAAAAACAACCTTCTTCAACATACATGGCATAGTTGAGCATCCAAATGTTCAATCTTCCGTCTTCTACTGCCGCGCTTATGCTATTTCTCAAAGCTCCATCGTGAGCAGGACATCTGATTTTTAATTGTTCAACTAATTCTAATCTCATTGCATCAAAGCATAATCCCCAGTCAATAAATATTTCCATAACATCACAAAATCAAATACAATGCACAAACCCTATAAACAACCTTGTTCTCTCCTGCGGTTCTGTTCAAAACATAATCAACTCTAAATGTTCTATTTTCTAAACCATCATTATAAGTTATTTTATCATCCTTATTCATTGCTTGATCATACTTTGTAAGCATTATCATATCGCACTTCTCAAACTCTCCGGGTAGCTTGTGCAACCATTCCTTGCTCTTTTTTGTAATCCAAGCAGTTATGGTAACTGGTGTTCCATCGGTTAATACTTCGTCTCCATAATCCCCTGTTGTGGTTTGAGTAACTGGTGTATAAGTTACAGATGCACCATACTTAGTAATAGCTACATCACTAAAATTATCCCTAATTGTTTCGTATGTTCCTACACCCATAATCAACACATATAAACATATTTTCCTAAATAATTCTTTTTAAATTCTGCTAATTCTTTTTCTAAGTTTGTAACTGTTTGTTGGATATTTATGTATGCTTGCCCAACAGTTCCTGAAAACTCAGGAAGATTGAAGGTTGATAAATCATCATAAGTTCCGCCTATTTGATAAGTTAATGTTTGTAAGCTTGCAATTATGCAAGTTGCTCTTTTAATAACCCTGTTCATTGAGATTGTACTTCTTTTGTGTTCAGGAAGAACACCCCAATGATAAGTCAATTCAACTTGCTTAGCATATAAATTGTTAATAGGTGCAGTAAAGTATGACATTTCTGCGTCCTGTGTGAGTATAATCTTGCCTGTATCATTATAAACAGTATAATATGTACTGCTAATAGCAGTGTCTTCTATCTTTAATTTATCTACTTGAACGATTGGATAGTCTGGAATTAATATCTCGTAATTTCCTGAACCATCAATTGTGATTGTTTTCTTGTTTAAATATGAAATTAAATACTTGCTAGTGGTATCAGGAGTTGTTGTCCAAGTGGCTACTGTTAATGCATTTGTAGTATTGTCAGTTATTTCTCGGATTTGTCCCTTTCCTGTTCCTGAATAAATATAAACTGAATAGCCTATGTATTCATCTGCTACCCAAGCAGATTCACCAGTTTTACTAGTGTCTGTTAATCCGGTTGTTGCACTTGTTGTTACTGTTCCACTATCGATTACAGGATAGTATGTGGTGTATGTGAGCCTGTCAATTTCGTCTTCTGCAAACTCAATTGCTTGAGTAATTACATCATCACTAATTATAGTTTTGTCCGAAACGCCTAAACTATTTCGCACTTCAGAAATACTCACATACATAAAAAATCACATTTATACTGTTGCTGGTGTTCCTAAAACTCTAAATGTTGAAGCACCTGTTGTTGTTACTGTAACCTTGTTTTTAGTAGTTCCATCAATTACACAAACCTGATAAGCCCCACTTGAATCAACTGTCCCATATACTGATTTTACTTCTGCAAAATCATCGAATATAATCCAGTCTGCTGTGGTTACTATTGTTGCTGTGTAAACTCCTTCTACAAGTCCTGTTCCTGATTTAGAACCCCCACCTACAATGTTACCACCAACTATTGTTTCTGTCATAACTGCTGCTGCCATAAATTATTCATCTCCTTTAATTTTATCTGTATATTACTTCTCCACTCTTTGCACCAGTTGTTGCACTGGTTAGAGTTATAACTGCTCCACTTACAGTGAAGGTTTCCCAAGCACCAGTTGTGTCATCAGTTAATGAAGATACTTTAATTAATTGTTTGATACCTTTTATTGTAATTGTATCATTTTGTGCTGCCTTTGCCTTAGCTAAAAAATAACCCTTCTTATCCCCGTTCTTGTTGGTTAATCCTGGCATTTTTACTAAAGTTGTATTTACGTTTGTCACTTTTTAATCATCTCCTTTTTTTGATTAATACTCGCTCGATTAAGAACAGGATTGCTCCCGTTCCTAAACTGCTAAATAACTATACTTATGCAAGTGCAGTTATACTTGAGTTGAATGTTGGTGCTCTACATACAAGAGTTATATACTCCTTGATTGCGAACTTTTGAGAATCGTTAGTTATACCGAACTCGAAGTAAGTTGGTTCTTGTAAAGTTCTAACTTCCCAAACTGCTGTGTCCAAGAAATACATAGCCTTGTTACCTGTTGTGTTTAATAGGTATTGTGATGGATAGATTTCAATTGCTCCTGTCATACCTAACCAAGTTATTGCTACTGTTCCGTATTCTGTAACCTTTGTTACTGTTTGGAGTATTCTCTTGTCTGATAATATTCCTTGTAAGTCTCTAAAGGTTGCTGAATCACAAATAGCCATATCTGGTCTACCAGAATCATCAAATGCGTATTGGATTGCAGTATTAATGATGTCTTCTGTTAAAGTTAAGCCTGTTGCTGCATAAGTGTTTGTTGTTGACATTGTTGCAACAATACCATTGAATTCTGTTCCGTCTGTATTTTGTGAATAAGTTGAAGTTGATACGTTTCCTCTTACGATTAATGCTTCTTCAAGTTCTGCAAGCTCTCTCATTTTCACAAAAACCTCTGTTTGTAAGATGTTCTGTGCAAACTGATTGATTATGTTTGCTGAAGAATTACCGTCTCCTTGAACATCAGAACCTATTAATGTGTATCCTGGAATTGCAGCCATTGCTTGACCTGTTACTCTGCCTACTGAATATAGGTATTTGATTGCTACTGAAACTCTATCATATGTTGTGTTTGTTTCTGTTAGGTTAGCATCTTCTGTTGCACAGAAAGCTCCACCCTTAGCAGTGATTACATTATAGTCTGCTGTTCTGCCGATGTTTGTTACTCTCTTTAATTTGTTCTTAACAGGTGTGAACTTTCTTGTTCTGTCTACTAAGATTGGATCAACGTGTACTGGTGACATTGCATAACCTGCTGTTCCTGCTCCACCAGATGTTGAATTAGTTGCTTTCAATAAGTTCTCCTTGTAGATTGGGTGTTCATTGAAAAGTAAGGTTTTTAATGCCTTGAGCTTAGCGTGATTGTCTTCCCTGCTTACTGATGGGTCATAAACAATACTCCCTTCTGGAAGTGCCCAAAATGCGTCTTGATATCCGTTTGTTGATTTATACATTTGTCTTCATCTCCTTTTTAAATTAAATCAAATACTGATTTATCTTGTAATTTTATATTTTGGTCTACACCAAGCATTACTGATTTGTCTGCCATTAATGATTTCTTAATGGGTTGGTTTTCGATTTTAGTTATTCTTTCTCCAAATGCACTTAATTCTGATTTGAGTTTAGTATTAAGCTCATTGGATTGGTTTTCTAATTCAGACTTTAATAAAGCCAATTCTGATTTCAAGATTGTGTTGTCTGCTTTTAAAACTGAAAGCTCAGACTTCAAGCTTGGTATCTCGGACTTTAAAGAAACGTCATCTGGATTAGTATTATCTTCTACGATTGTAGTATCTTCGTCGGACTTTTTCTTAGTATCACAAGATGCTAAGTAATTCTTTTTATCGTCTTCAGATTCCATATCATCGTATTTTTTCTTTTGCTCTTCTGAAAGCTCTTCATACTTCATTATATCACCGTTCTTGTTTTTTGTTGATTTAATTAATGACTTTAAAACTGGTTGCATTCTTGCGTCGGGATTGCAAGGAGTTCCTGTCATTGTTACATTGATAAGCTTAATCTTGGATATTAGATCCACCATAACTCCGTTTATTTTTTGAGTTGTTTGTTCTACTGCTCTTACTGCAACAGAGAAACCATTAAGAAAGCCCTCTTCAATGGACTTCCAAATGCTATTAAAGTTTGGGTGGTATTTATTCACTTCTGCCTTAACCCATACTCCGTTGTTTCTTAGTTCTACTTCGATAAACTTGATTTCTGGGATTATCATATTCCCTTTCTCATCTCTAACCTTAGGGAATGCAAGTTCCTTACCAAGCTCATCATAGAAAACCATATGCTCGATATCACCTGTTATGAACCCACCCTTAGCGATTGTGGACTTGATTTGGGTGTATAAGTCTCTTTGTGCGTCCATTGTAAGAACATCATTTGCTAAGTCCATTGTGGTTGTGGATATGTAACCTTGAACATAGTATCTCTTGTCGGATTTGAGAGTAATTATCTCTGGTTGAATTTCTGAATAATAACTGACTTCTTGATTAAACATATTACTTCCCATAATTAAATATCTTATAGTTTTTGTTGTTTATAAACAAGTATGAAACTAATCAATGCTTGTGTATATTATAGTGCACCTACAGTTTGGATGTACAGGCTGGGTATATCCTCTCCAATTGCTTTCAGTGTCTATGAACTCCTTGTCTATTGGTATTGATTTATCCTTTGTGTATTTGTTGTTTAGTCTCTTACAAATAGGACAGGTTCTATCATCAACAACTGCCATCCAATACTTTCTAACTTTAATCCCTCTTTTTTCAGCTTCCTTTGCTCCAACGAACTCTCCAACAGCGTATGCTCTTACAGTTTCTGTTCTGGCGATCATTTTTGCTCTTGATAGGGTCGTATCGAATATACCTTTTATTTCAGATACCATTTGCTTTCTATCTCCTGTGAGCATATTCCTACTTATTGTGTTCCTGAGCTTGTTTGCTAAGTCTGTGTTCATATCCTTGATTAGATTGAAGTTATACTCTTTAATGAAGTTCAGAACACGAGGATTAACAGTATCAAAGTTAATCTGGAATGTGGCTTCGATGTTATCAATTCCCTTGTAATAGTAATTGGTTACTGATTGCATAAGTAATTGATACAAGGCTGCATTAATTCCTGCTTCTTTAATAAGCTCTTCAACCTTCTTGGGGATATCTATTGCGTTCATTATATTATCATTTCCACAACTTGTTTCTCTATTTTCTTGTAGTTTGCTAATAATTCCTTTTCAAGCTCGGTTATCTTTGGAACGTCCTCGTCTAAGGATTTCTTGAATATCTTTTCGTCTTCATTGTCTTCATTAGACTTATCTTTCTTTTCTGGGCTTCTTTCATTATTAGTTATATCTTTCTTTTCGCCGTCCTTATCGAGCTTGTCTAATTGATTATCAAATGAATTACCAAAAGGAGATGACTGGGATTTAGGCTTGTCGTATTCCTCGCCTTCCATCTTTTCCATATTATCCTTTTGTCTGATCTCGTTTAGTGTCCAAGTTGTATTGAGTAATTTCTCGTTAAGCTCGGCTTTCCTGAATTCAGACTCTACATCATAATCATCATACTTGAACATAACCTTTTTCTGAGGATTAAGTTCCCAAATGATTTGGGTGTTTAAATGATACTCTAATAGCTTGAACATTGGGGCTAATGCCTTTCTCTTGAATATTCTCGAAGACTCATTGCTTGTGGATCTATTTGAATTATCAGTTACCCCCATTTCCTCTAAGGTTACGCCGAATGTCTGATATACAAGTTCTTGATACCATTTCTGTTGTTCTATCATTTGCATATCTCTTGCGTTCATTCCAAAGTCAACATACTTAGCTTCTGTGGATGTGATAGGAATATTAAAGTATTTCTTTCTGTTGTTTCCATAAATGTCCTTTTCCATTGTGAGATTATTAAAGTATGTTCTCATTGCGTCTAATTGTTGCTTGTTTCCATCCATTACTGATATGATTCCTGTAGGTGTGTTGTTGTTTGCGTACATATCAAGATTAACCTGAGCTGCATAAACTAAAGTTAGGATTACATTATACAAAACCTGAACAGGAGAAGTTCCATATATGCTTTCAGATGTATCATTGGCTTTGATATAAACTATTTCCTTCTTACCAAATGGAATAGGCCAGATACCTCCAGTCCAGTTATATTGGAAGTAAGCTGATGTTTCTTTTAAGTAATTATTATAGTATGCACTTATTTGTGCTTGATTGCTTTCGAGTTCTCTTGTGTAAAGAACAGGTATATAGTCTAGTCTATTTCTTATGCTCCCGTGTTCGTCAGGATTAATAAGCATTGTAGACCCATCAACAGAATAAAGCTCTGTTAGTTCGCCTTTACGATTGTAAACCTTTTCAATTACTCCTGCGTCTAATTCAAATATGTCTCTAACAACTGCACGAATTATGCCTCTAAAGGATTCGTTATTATCATTAGGATTATTAATGAACTCTTTAATTGCTTTAACATCATCTTCAACTTCATCTTCTGTAAACCCATCAGTAGGAATTATATCCCATTTTGCAGAAGTTATTTCGTCTAATAATGTTTTAATTACTGAGAACACAAAAGGCGTTCTTGCAAGCCTTCTACAATTAATTAGGTCTATATCTCTTCTTGGGAATCCGAAAGGGGGCTTATAAATATAATATGGAATGAATCTTTTTATCATCCCTTGATTCTCTATTCTTGCAGAAGTGACTACTCCATCATCTTTAGTGCTAGGATTAATGTCTATTTTCTCCTGTCCTTGAACAATAGTAGTTTGTGTTTTTAGAATTACATCATCTACTATTTTGGTTTTATAAGCCTGTATATCTTCTTTGGATTCAAAAATCATATTTTATCACTTATATAATTACCTTGCTCATTATTGCAGTTATTACGATTGCAGATATTATGCCTATAACCCAATAAAAAGCTGTTTCAACCTTTTTGCTTGCGTATTTCTTATCGTATTCTTCTCTATCGGACTCACGCTGGCGATGAATAGAATCAATAAACTCATCCATTTTATTAGTCATTAGCTTTTGTGATTCCTTTATGTATTTTATGTCTGTTTGAACCTCTACCATACAAATCTCCAACTTTGTAATTTTTTCGTTTTCTTTAATCATAATTAATCACTGCTTTATCCCATCATAAATCTTGAGATTTGCAAATCTATCTGTTGCAGTTGCTGTTAAGATTATTTTTTTATCACTATAATCAAACCAACTTTCAGAAATACTTAAACTTGAAACATTAGAAGAATATCGCGTCCAACTACTACCAGTGTATCTATCAATTGAAATATACCCATTATTTACATACGCATCTAAATTAACATTTAAAATAATTGTTCCATTTGAGGTGCATTCTAAAACTTTTGTTCCGATGGGTAAATTAGGAGAAGTTATTGCTGTTGAAAGTTCCCCAATCTTATATACCCCTGTCCCCTTACCCCAACCTTTAGGACTTGTGGCACCTGTGGCATCATTCTCGAAAGAATTGATGTATACTGGCTTAATAAAACTGTTATGATAATTTACTGCTTCTTGTGAAGACAATAATCTATTATATCTTCTATGGTTAATTATAGTTCCAGCTATACTTGCACTGCCACCACCATAATCTCCAAGATATCTTGTTTCTGCTGAACCAATTACATATGGTGTTATTGCATATTCAGTAGTTACCCCATCAAGAGTAGAATAGACTTTCGAGTTTGCGTTATCTATTGCGATTTGTATTGTGTGCTTTCCAACTGTTATTGCTTGAAGTGCAGTTATAGTCATACCACCGCCTTGTGAAGTAGACATTCTTAATATCCCACAGTTACATATTGATAGCCTATAACCACGAGTATTGAATGTGAAGTGCTGATAAAACGTTCCAGAAACTGCGGTGCTTTGAACATCAATAACGAACTGTAAAGTTTCTAATGCTGAATTTACTTCTGTGTTCAATGATACATAGCTTTTACTTGACCCACTATTATTGAATTGTAGCCCATCTTTAGTTTGTAAAGCTCCAGAGATGGTTCCGTGATTTTGGTTTCCCGATATATCTAAAAGTTTAGTTGTCATTATAATCACCTAAATTACTTTCTAATATTATTTCTTCCCCTCGCCTAATAGAATGATGAAAAGCAGTATGAAGTCCACTTGTTTCAAATAAATATAAATTATCTGGAGAATTATTACTTTTATTACCATCTATATGATGTATTGTTTCATCATCTCTTAAAAATCTTTCTAAAACTTCTTCAACAACTAAAATATGTTCCATCACATAACCATCTCTACAAGCTCTTGGATGATTTTCTTTCTTAATTCTCAAATACCCTTTATCATCTCTATACATACCACCTTTCCAATTATGATGGTTTTCTCCTCTACAAATCTGACTATATTCTTTATAAAAGCATTCTCTGGAACAATAATTACCTCTACCTAATTTTTCATCAGAGGGTTTAATATATAAATCTTTTCCACAAAATCTACACTTTATATGTATTCTATTTCTTTCTGATTCTGACTTACATAATCTTGAACAATACTTTTGATTATTGAATGCATTATTAGACCAATGAGGTTTTTTAATTAATTCAATTCCGCAGTTTAAACATTTTTTATCCATTATTCATTCACCACAGTGTCTTTACTAAATACATAATGTGCCACGAGTCCTTCTTCGTGTGAACTGTCTGTTGCTTTAACCCATTCAAAACCTCTAATCTCTTTCTCAATTGGTGAGGCTTGGAGGAATTGTTCTTGAATTTTAATTAAATCTAAAGTGGAAACTACATTGAATGCTTGTAGGCTATACAAATACACAGTTCCAGACGTTGCAGTTATTGTAATTGTAGTAATCCCTGAAAAACTAACTGTACTATTATTATATTCATCTCCAGTAATAGTTATGTCTGTATTGTTTGCCCCACAAGATATTCTTAAAGTTCCATTTCCACTAGCCAAAGAAACAAGATTAGTTATAGTTGAGCTTGATATAGTCCATTGTACTGAATTACCACTGGACAATACAATTCCATATCCCTTGCTTAATCCTTTAAAAGAAGCTGAACCGGTTATTGCACCAACAGATTTACTTGGCTCAGAAATTAATGTTCCTGATTGTCCTTTGTTAAACTCAAATATTTTTGTCATAATAATTACCTTTTAAATACTAATTTTTCAATCTTTGCATATCTTTTACTTTTCACGCCAGAGGTCAGAGGTCAGAGTTCCAGAAGTACCCATCGTTCAAGGGACTACGACGCAACGAAACCCGATGTAGTAGTGCGTGAAACCTGGAACGCGGTACAAGTACAAAGCCGAAAGCCCCGCAGACGTACCGTCGGTCCAACGGCCACCGCGCAAGAACCCATATTCTGTTGTATCTGTATCCGCACTATTACTATAGGTGTATATTCTACCTATTCCATTTATTGATGCAGTATAACTACCTGAACTTAATAAAAACAAATCATTATATCCTAAAGTTGTATTTCCTAAACTATTACTTTTTAAATAATAAGTTCCACCACTAGCTTTAGAATAATCAAACCAATTAAACCCAGCTGCATTTGCAGAATCATCTACATTATTAAATCCATCAGGTTGATCCTTTCTTTGAATAGTATTATTATTCCATTCCCAAACATTACCTGCTAAATCCCAAATTACTTCTCCGTTTGTTAAGCTTAATGTTCTTCTTTGATTTCCAGTTGTTTGAACAGTTAAATAATAACCATTATTATCGTTTGTGTCTGCTGCTAAAGCTGTATTTGGACCTCCATCATTGTGTCCTGAATAAATGTAACCTGTTCCTATTGCTCCGCTTGACCAATTGCTTGGGACTTGTTCTATGTTTCGAGCTAATGTCATCCATTCATTGTTGGTTATTAAGTGCCCACCTATACTTGTACAAGCAGTTATTGATGTAGTTTGAGATATAGTTGCAAGTGGATAACCGCTTGCACTTGAAACTAATGTTCTAGTTCCTGCATTATAACCACAAGTTGCAGCACCATTATTCCAGGTTGCATAAGTTGTATTTTGACAAGAGGCGTTTACGTCCCCTACTCCATCTCCTGTTTCATCAATCTTCATTTCATACTTAGCAACACAAAAGCCACCATCTCCTTCAACTGTATTATATAGATAGTTTCCAGGTACAGGAATAAAACCTGTGGGGCAATCAATTGTTCTTGGGCTTCTGTTTGTGTTTTTTATATTTTGTTTTGTTATTATGGTGTTATCATCTAAATATAAAACTAGATCAAAAGGAGAATGGATTATTCCTAAATCAAGTGCTTTTGTATCTCCTGAGTTAATGTCAATTGGAGTTGCTAAATCAATTATATTATTATTACTAAGTTGCCTATATCTTGTTATAGTTATACTTCTTTTATAAAAAGAAATGGGGGGGTTGTATTTTACTAAGTATCTTCCGTTTAGCCCATCTTCAATTGTTAAGTAATATTGGGAATCACTTGCTGGAGCATTTAGTAAATCGTTTGTGTTTGTTAGGTTTGTATTTGTAAAAGATTTACCCCAGGTTAAGATAATTGCAATTAATGCAACAGCAACAACAATTAAAAGAATAGTGGCTATTAATGCAGAAACACTTTTAAATTTAATAATCATAATTTATCTAGTAATATATTATATAATTAGATTTAAAAATATATACTATTGTGTAATGGGTTTTAGTAACTTTTATATACTAGTTCAATCGTATATATAGATATGATCAAAGATATAAAATTTGCAAGAGTATCAATCTCTAAGTCTGAACTTAGAGATTTAAACGGATACGAAAAAAAAGTAGATTCTGCTAAGTTGATTAAAAGAATACATGCGTTTAAGCTTATTAATAAAGGCTGGACATATACGGAAATTGCTAAGTTTCTTAACGTTACTAATTATACAATAACTTTGTGGATTAAATTATTTATTAAAGGTGGAATAAAGGAACTTCTAAATCTAAAATATAAAGGATCTAAATCTAAACTAAATAAGGAACAAATTGAAATAGTTAGAGAAGAAAGTAAAAAAGGGACATTTACTTTCGCTAAGGATGTTAAAAACTTTATGGAAAAAACATTTGGGATTAAATATAATATACACCATATCCTACGATTGCTTAAAAAAAATGAAATTATCGTACAAAAAAAGCAGTATTAGGCCTGCCAAAACTCCAGATGTAGAAATACAGCAAGCGTTTATTAAAAAATTAGTTAAATATCACGAAGATCCACGTTACAAGCTACTTTTCATGGATCCAATGCATTTACAACATAATGTTGTAAATGCGAAAATGTATCAACCAATTGGGGAAAAATACAGTATTAAAATTAAAAATAATCCTGGAAGAAAGAGGATTAGTATAATTGGAGCATTTTGTGTTGAAGACTTTAGATTGGTTAATAATATTACTGAAAAAAAATGTAATGCAATCAGAATTATAGATATTCTATCTAAAATCAGAAAAAGATATATTATATCGCAAAAAATAGTTGTGGTGTTAGATAATGCACCATATAATCATGCAAAAATTGTGAAAAAATATGCAGAGGAAAATAATATCTTATTATTATATCTGCCGCCATATTCACCGAATCTAAATATTATTGAAAGATTGTGGAAATTCTCCAAAAAATATTTAGTGCATAACAGATATTATGAAAAGTTTAACCTCTTTGAAAAAGAGGTTAATAAATTCTATGAAAATATAGATAAATTCAACGAGGAATTAAAGAGGATATTAACTATGAAGTTCCAAATTTTAGAACCGATTTAGTATAGCTAAACAAGATTACATTAAACATTAACTATAAAAAAATAATAAAACAAACTTACATTTTATCAGGTACATTAATCCCAAGAAGAGCAAGCGCATTTGTTAAGGTAATTAAAAAGCACTTGGTTAATAATAAACGGTTATTTTTAATTATTGGATTTGGATCAAGAACCTGACAATTTGCATAAAACTTATTAAATACTCTTGCAAGATTTAGGCAATAAGTAGCAATAATGTTTGGTCTGAAATCCTTGTATGCTTCTTGGACTTTATCTTTAAAAATAGATATTTCAGATAAAAGCTCTTTTTCTTCAGAAGTTAATTCTAAAGTATCAATATTCTTTGCAATCTTAATTGTAGTTGAATTTGTTTTTCTTAAAATACTTTTTGCTCTAACTCCACTATATTGAAGATAAGGAGAAGAATCCCCTTGCAAATCAAGAGCAGAATCCAAATCGAAAATAATATTTTTATTAACTCCTGTTTTTAGCATTTCAAACTTTATTACTCCAAAAGAAATATCTTTAACTATTTCCTCATCAACTTCAAGCCCATTTTCAACTAATACCATCCTTACACGAGAAAATAGTTCATCCCTAAAATCCTCATATAAAATAATGCTCCCTTCTCTTGATTTCATTTTTCCATCCACACTATTAATTAAACCATGACTGATATGGTAATGATTAGTACCAGGATAAATAAACTTAAAAAGAGCAAATAATTGTTTTAAATAAAAATCCTGTTCAGAAGCAATAATGTATAAAAAATTATCACAAGCAGGATATGATTTCTTTTTAACTAAAACTAACCCTATATCTTTTGCACCATATAATGGAGCCCCATTTTGTTTAACTAATATAAATTTCCCAAGCACTTCATCTTTTAAGTCTGCAACAATTGCACCTTGACTTTCAATAAAGAGATCTTTATGACTATCAAATAATTCATCTTTTATTTCCAGAAATTTTTTTTCAGTATCCGATTCAAAAAAACTATTATCTAAATAAACCCCAAGCTCACAACCAATTGCCATATATGCTTCTTGGCTTTCATTGACTAATAATTTTATTTCTTTTTGTAAAGAAATATTATTCATTATCTCAACTTGTAAAGTATCAATCTCTTTTTTATAAACTTCTTCATTCTTTTCGAGTTCAAGGCCCGCCTTTATATATATATTTCCAAACCATTTAGATACATCTTTTTTTGGTAATTCTTTTTCTTTAATAGACAACTTATTATAATACCATAACCACTTAGCTATATGAGTTCCAATATCTCCACCGTAAGAAACTGGTCTTGGATCTGCTCCCACGAACTTAAGCAATCTATAAATGGAGTCGCCAGTAACTATATTTCTTAAATGCCCAATATGCAGTACTTTTAATGGATTAGCATTAAATGTATCAATAACATATTGTTTAGAATCAAGTTCAAGACGTCCATAATCTTTTCCTTTAGTTATTACTTCATGTAATGTTTCATAAAATAAAATTTCTTGTTTAATTGTAGCATTAACATATCCCGCAACAGCATTAAATACAAAAATTGATGAATCTATTTTATTTAAATTATCTATAATTTCGTTTGAAATTTGTATAGGTGCTTTTTTGAATAGCTTAGATAATGAAAAGGTTGGAAAAGATAAATCTCCCATTGTTCTTTCTGGTGGTCTTTCAACTAGCGAAATAATTCTAAATGAATTAAATTCTGGTTTTGCTATTGCAACTTCTAAAAGTTTTGCAAATTCAAATTTATAATCCAT